GTCACATTTTTACACAGTCAATTCAGTAATGTCTGGTAAAGTAAATTAACAGAAAGTCAATAGATAAGGAGAAATATTATGCCAGCACCAAAGAAGCCGGCCAGCGTTCACCGAATCAAAGGAACGTACAGAAACGACCGGCACAGCGGCGGCGTTGAAGTGGAATCAGTTATGCCGGAAATGCCTGAATGGATTTCGGGTGAAGCTAAACAGCTTTGGGAGAAAATCGCGCCTGACTTGAAGGACGCTGGATACCTGACAAAGCTGGATGGCGTGGCTCTGGCTACTTATTGTGAACTGGTCTGTCAGTTCATAGCCGACCGCGAGGACTTCGCACCTCAGAAGCTGACACAGATGCGTAGCTTCATGGGTGAGCTAGGCTTGACGCCAGGCGCAAGGGCCAAGCTCCCCGCGATCAACAAAGAAAAGCCCAACAACTCGTTTGAAGGAATGTAATATGCCGGGGCCACCGTTCAACATTAACGACCGTTTTCCAGAAAGCGGGCGAATGATCAAAGAGAACAACTGGTGAACGTGGCCGATGTTCCTGACGTAGACCTGCCGGTGAACACGCCTATTACGCTTTGTGCGCGTTCAATATCAGGTAACGCAACGGTTACAAGCGTGTTTCGTGCGCGTGAAGAGTGGTAATGGCAAGCTATCCGCACGTAGAAAAGGCCAACAAGTACGCCAGGGACGTAGTTTCTGGTGACATTCCTGCTTGTAAATGGGTGGTATTAGCCTGCCAGCGGCACCTTGATGACCTCAGGGCGGCCAAAAATGACGCGAAGTTTCCCTATATTTACAGCCCAACAAGCGCAGAAAAGCCCTGTAAGTTCATAGAAGCCTTGCCGCACACCAAGGGAAAGTGGGCAGGACGGCGGGAATTGCTGGTCTTGGAGCCTTGGCAGTGCTTTCTGGTGTGCTGTGTGTTCGGTTGGTTGCGTAAATCCAGCAACAAGCGCCGGTTCAGGCGGGCTGAATTGTTCGTGCCACGTAAAAACGGCAAGTCTGCGATGGCGGCGGCCATCGGCTTGTACATGATGGCGGCTGATGGCGAGTACGGAGCTGAAATCTACAGCGGTGCGACAAGCGAGAAACAAGCGCAAGAGGTTTTCACGCCTGCCTATTACATGGCCAAGCGTACACCGGATTTCCTGGAATACTTCGGCGTTGAGGTAAGCGGCACACACAAGAACCCGACAGCGATCTATAAAATGGCTGATGGTTCCAAGTTTTCGCCAGTTATAGCCAAGCCAGGCGACGGGGCTAGCCCTCACTGCGCCATTGTTGATGAGTACCATGAGCATCAGAGCGATTCGATGGTTGAAACAATGGAAACCGGCATGGGTGCGCGTGAGCAACCGCTGCTTTTGATCATCACAACGGCTGGCGATAACCTTGGCGGGCCGTGTTACCTGATGCAGAAAGACGCGGAAAAGATGCTCGATGGCCTTATCTCGGACGATCAGACCTTTGCGCTGATCTACACAATCGACAAGGGCGACGACTGGACCAGCATCGACACGGTTAAGAAGGCCAACCCAAACTACGATGTATCTGTAGGGGCTGAATATTTTGAACTTCGCACAGCTGACGCGATGGCTAACAGCCGAAAGCAGGCATCGTTCAGGACAAAGCATCTAAACCAGTGGGTTGGTGCGCGTGAGGTTTACTTTAACATTCAACGCTGGCAGGAATGCGAAGACCTTAATCTAAACATTGAGCAGTTACACGGAGCCAAAGCCTATATTGGTATGGACCTAGCCAGCAAAGTCGATATAGCTGCCTTGGACATTGTTCTACCGCAGGGCGATGGTCAATACGTCAGGTTCGGGAAGTATTATTTGCCTGAAGCGCGAATACTGGAAAAAGATAATACCCACTACCAGGGTTGGCATACGGATGGATGGATTACTCAAACAGACGGGGAGATGATAGACTTCAACATAATAAAGCGAGATATTCTTGCCTTATGCGACTTCTTTGATGTAGAAGAATTGGCCTACGACCCGCATCAGGCTACAATGCTTGTTACAGAATTGATGGATGAAGGGGTGCCGGTTGTTGAAATGCGCCCAACGGTTCTTAATTTTAGCGAACCTATGAAGCAGCTAGACGCTCTGATAAGATCAAGGCAGGTTCGGCACAATGGAGACCCTGTATTTTCATGGATGCTGTCAAACGTAGTTGCAAAAGAGGACGCAAAAGAGAACGTCTATCCGCGCAAAGAGCGCGCCGCGTCCAAAATAGACGGCGTAGTAGCGAACCTGATGGCCCTCGGCAGATGTATGACGAAGGAAGATCAGGACATAGGTCCGGCCATTGAAAACTTTATATCGGTGAAATTATGAGCTATTGGGGCAGAACCTTAGATTTTTTCAGCTTCCGTGGCTTACAACAGCGCAAGGGGCTGCAAGTATCTGGCCCACAAACGCGAACCCGACCACCTAGCAGTTCCGTCAACTTTGATACAGCAATGTCCGTGTCGGCTTTCTGGGCTTGCGTAAAGCTTTTGACCGAAACGCTGTCTAGTATGCCGCTGAAGTGCTACCGGATCCGCAACGGAGTCAGGGAAGACCACAGCAATTACGCCCTTTGGCAGCTTTTATCCTACCAGCCAAACCGATACCAGACCCGCGTAGAGTTCTTTGAGACAATGGCCCTTAACCTTGTTACCACAGGTAACTGCTATGCGGCTATAGTGCGCAATGGCGCGGGACGGGTGGTATCACTGATGCCGCTCATGTCTTCACAGATGCGCGTCATCTTGCAAGACGATGGGGGCAAGCAATTTCAGTACAACACAAGCGAAGGAACGCTGAAGGTGTTCGCTGAAGAGTCAATATGGCACATCCCGCTTTTTGGTAACGGCGTAGTTGGCCTTTCGCCCATCGGCTATATGGCTAAATCGTTGGGCGTTGCTATTGATAGCGATGACCGGGCGGCTACCCTGGCGGCAAGTGGTGGCAAGACTAACGGCGTGTTGATGGTTGATAAGCTGCTGACCAAAGAGCAGCGCGAGAAGGTGCGCGAGAACTTTGCAGACTTGACAGAAGGCCGCACAGATCAGCTATTTGTGCTAGAAGCAGATATGCGCTTTGAGCGTACCAGCCTGAGTCCTCAAGATATGCAACTGCTGGAGACTAGACGTTTCCAGACTGAGGATATTTGTCGATTCATGGGGGTGCCCTCTGTTTTGGTCAACGACCACAGCGGCACCACCGCCTGGGGATCAGGTATCTATCAAATTGTGCAAGGTTTCTATAAACTAGGTATGCGGCCACTGCTGGAACGGTTCGAAACCAGCATTAAGCGCCATTTGATGCCTAGAGGCGATTGGGCCACAATAGATTTTAAGTTTGACTTTGACGATCTGCTAAGACCAGACAGAGAAACCCGCATGGAAGCCAACAACAAGGCAATCAACAGCGGGCAGCTAACGCCAGACGAGGCGAGAAATGAAGAAGGGCGCGGGCCAATGCCTGGCGGTAATGCAATTTATCTTAACGGCACGTTAGTACCTGCCGGTATGGTTCGCGGTCAAACGCAAGGGGGCGGGAATGCACCACAAAATCCTACAACTGAATAGCGCCGGGGTTAAGTTTGACGGTGATAACCCTCGCATCTTTGAAGGCTATGCCAGTGTGTTCGGAGGCGTGGACTCTTATGGTGATATGATCATGCCGGGAGCTTATGCAGACACGCTGAAACAAGAGAACCGCAATGGCCGCGCTATCAAAATGCGCTGGAACCACTTCGGGCCCATCATCGGCAAGTGGCTGGAAATGTACGAAGACGAAAAAGGTCTTTATGTTCGTGGCGAGCTAACGCCTAACCACAGCACAGCCAGCGATGTGGCCGCAAGTCTTCAGCACAAAGCCGTTGAGGGTTTATCCATTGGTTACAGCATGGATGAAAACGGCTACGAGTATGACGGCGTAGTGCGAAAGCTGAAGAAAATAAAATTGAGTGAGATTAGCGTGGTTGAAGAGCCTGCTGATATTAATGCCAAGATTGATGGGATCAAAGGTCTTATTGATGAAATGGAAAGTTTTAAAGATGTGGAAAGTTTCCTGCGCGAGGCTTGCAGCTTTTCACGGACTGATGCGACCGCACTGGTAGGCCGCATTAAGTCTTTGTCGCACGGCGAGCGTGGCGGCGCAAAAGAAACCAGCGAACTAAAGCAACTGCTGCAAAAACGTAGCACCTTTTAACTGAGGATTACCGCCATGAGTACCGATTTTGACGAGCTAAAAACGCTGTTGGAGAAATCCGACGAAGAAGTGAAAAGCGCCTTTACGAAATTTGAAGGCCAGGTAAAGGAAAACGGCGAAGCCACCAAAGGCGTAAAGGATGAGCTTAAAGCTCAGACCGAGCGCAATGATGAAATCGCTGCCGAAATGAAGCGCCTGGAAGGTGAGATTACCGAGCTTTTCCAGAAGGGAACCAAGGGCGAAACCAAGCAGGCACCGAAATCTATCGGCGCTCAGTTTGTTGAGTCTGAGCAGTTCAAGAATTACCAATCTGGTAGCAGCAACAAAGCCAGTATGGAGTTCAAGAACACCATCATCGGTGAAGGCGGTAGCCCGCAAGAGCCGAATAACGACATTGTACCGCTGCAAACTATGGCGGGCATTGTTGGTGGCGCGTTTCGTCAGCTTCGACTGCTGGACTTGATCAACACCGGCCAGGCTAGTGGCAACACTATCCACTACACCCGCGAGTTGACATTCAGCAACGCGGCAGCGGAAACGGCAGAAGGCACAACCAAGCCATCGCCAACCTTGACCTTTGAAGGCATTGATACTCCAGTACGGACTATCGCGCACTTCCTGAAAGTGTCTAAGCAGGTTCTGGACGATGCGCCTGCCCTTCAGTCGTACATCGACCGGCGTCTGCGTTACGGCGTAGAGCTTCGCATGGAAAAGCAGGTCATCAACGGTGACGGCACTTCGCCTAACCTGAGTGGTATGCTTGCCAGCGGTAACTTCACCAGCCTTACAGCGGCCAGCGGTGATAACAACTTTGATTTTGCGAACAAGGCAAAATACAAGGTCGTTGAATCCGATTATCAGGCAGATTACTACCTGATCAACCCGGCTGATTGGGGCGCAATGGAGCGTCTGAAAGACAATGACGGGCGTTACATTGGTGATGGTGCCGTAGGCTACCTGCAAAACGGTCTGATTCCGACCCTGTGGGGGCTGCCTGTGATCCCGTCGAACAGCGTACCGGCTGGCAAACTGCTTTCAGTAGCCAACGATGCGTCGATGTTCTGGCAGCGTCAGGCTTCTACGGTCGAAATCTTTGACCAGAACGAAGATGACGTGAAAAACAACCTGCTCACCATTCGTGGCGAGGCGCGAGGCGCGTTTACCGTGTTCCGTCCTTCAGCGATTGTAGCCGGTGACTTGCCGAACCCTGCCGCGTAAAGCGATAGGCTAGGATAAGAGGGGCGGCTGTAAAACGCCGCCCCTTTTTTGTATCTGCTAATTAGGGGCAACAAATGAACCTCAAGGCAAAAAAGAATTTTAGCAACAACGTCACAGGCAACGTGGAAAGCGGCCAAACGCTTTATGATGTGCCTCAGCACGTAGCTATCCACCTTATTGATGCTGGTCTATGTGAAGCAGTGGGCATGGGTCAGGCAAAGCGCCCTTTAGACAGTGGGCAGGCTGCACAGTCGTCATCTTCGCAAGCGGGCCAAGCCTCACAGAACAAGATTGTGAATACGTCCGACAGCGACACGAGCGAGGGCAGTGTAAAGCCATCGCAATCAACACCACTTACAAACGAGTCCCTTGGGCAGACTGCATCTATGGATTCGACCGCGCTTGGTGGAAACGGTACTACGAAGAAACGCCGGAAGGGTGCGAAAAAGTAACCGGGGATAAGTGGGCGGCGAACGAATACGGACTGACAAGGGTTAAAGTTAGACCGGGCAAC